CGCCGGCGGCCGGCATTTGGTTTTCCCCGAGTGGATATGCGATGCTTGAATTATTCGCGCATCAAAACAAAATTCTTGAATTACTTGACGGCAACGATTACTTTGCCATCTTTGCGGAGCAGGGCACAGCAAAAACGCTGCCGATGCTCGTACATATTTGCCGCCTCATCAAGCGCGGCAAAATCAAAAACGCCCTTGTTGTATGCCCCAAACCCGCACGCGGAAGCTGGCAGCGCGACATTAAAAAATATTTCAGTCCGCTTGATCGGGCGCTGTTTGAAAAATATCTGACGATAACAACGTATGACCTGATATGGCGACGCCCTGAACTTGACCATCAATGGGATTTTATGTGCCTGGATGAAAGTCATTACATCAAAAACCACAGGAGTAATCGCTACATCGGCCAACACGGGCGTAAAAAGACACACGGTATCAAACAAATATCCGTAGGCTCCAAATACCGCTACATTATGACGGGCACTCCTATCGGCAACAGCCGATGGGAAGAAATATGGGCACAGTTTGACTTCCTCAATAAGATATTCGGCAAATATTCAGACTTTGAGAAACGCTACTGCATCCTCGATCAATATTTCAAGCCTTGCGCTTATAAGAACGTCGATGAGCTGCAACGTATCATAGCTGAAAATTCATACCGAATCACCAAAGCCGAATGCCTTGACCTTCCGGAAAAACTTGCGCCTGAACGCTTTGACGTTGAGTTGCTTGAAAAAAAGACCTACAGGGAAATGCTTAAAAATTATATCGTCGAACTTGACATCGAAGCCAAAATCCCGCTTGTGCGCACGACCAAGCTCAGACAGATCTGTTCGGGACACATCATCGACGAGCTCGGGACCGTGCACAGGCTGAAATGTGAGAAGATTCCTGTGCTCGATGAATTCCTCGATAACTGGGACAAAAAACTTGTCTTTTTTGCCGAATACAAACATTCCGTTGCCGATATCTCCGCGCTGCTCAAAAAGAAAAAAATCAATTACATTACGCTTGACGGCGCGCAGAAAGATAAAACCATATGGCAAAAGTTTCAAAGCGACCCGGGTATGCAAATGATTGTATGTCAGTACCAGACCGCAAATGCAGGAATTGAGCTTAGCAGTCAGATTTTCGAACAGGCCTGCGACCGCATCCACCGCCCGGGACAAAAAGAAAAATGCAGTTATATACTCTTTCAGACCGAGGGCACGGTCGAAGTGAAAATATGGGATACGCTCGCAAAACATCACGACTTTACCGACCGAGAATTGTTTGCATATTTGAAGAAAGGCGCGTGAAGATGAACGAAACCACAAATCTATGGATTTACGATATTGAGGTTTTTACGCACGATTGGATCGTGATTTTTCACTCGCTCGAAACAGGCGAAAAAGAAATTTTCCACAACGCCAATTACGCCGTCGCATGTTTTATCGACGATAACGCTCCGATGGTTGCCGGCGGATATAACAGCAAAAATTACGATCAGTGGATCCTCAAAGCGATTTATCACGGCGCCGATAACGCCACGGTGAAAGAGCTCAACGACTTTATCGTGCGTGACGGCATGCGGGGATGGAACTTTCTGTTTCTATTGCATAAAACACATCCTATTAAAAATTTTGATCTGATGGACGACCTTGGGAGCGGTTTGTTTATCCGCCTCAAAGAAATCGAAGGCAATCTCGGTATGAGCATCGAAGAGAGCAGCGTGCCGTTTGATATTGACCGCCCGCTCACTGAAGCAGAAGTCAACGAGGTGATTAAATACTGCGCGCATGACGTCGACGCGACCGTGCGGCTTTACCGTGAACGCAAGGATTACCTGAGCGCCAAGATTAAGCTCGGCGCGATGAAGGGACTCGGCGCCGGCGAAAGTCTCAACCTGACGAATGCAAAGCTTACGGCCCGCTACCTCGACGCCAAGTATTATGACCGCGGCGACGAATTTGTCTATAACGCCCCCGGCAACCTGGTCATTAAAAAATATCCGCAGGTACTTGATTTTTTTGCAAATATCGATCGCGAATATAAACGCAATCTCAATATCGATATCGCCGGCGCGCCGCACACGATCGCCTGGGGCGGTCTGCACGGGGCACTGGAGTGTCATAGCGAGAAGCGAACTGAAACTCGGAAGCTCACACACCTCGACGTAACGAGTTATTATCCATCGCTGATGATTGTCAATGGGTATTTGAGCCGCAGCGCGCCGGACCCTGAGGAATTCAAAGCCGTCTACGAGAAACGCATCGCGGCGAAATCGTCCGGCGACAAGGCGACGGCCGACGCGTTAAAGCTCGTGCTCAACACCACATACGGCGCGATGAAGAATCCCTATAACGCGCTTTACGATCCGCGCATGGCGAACGCCGTCTGCATCTCCGGTCAGCTCTATTTGGTTGATCTGATCGAGAAACTCGAGAGAGTCCCAAATTTTAGGCTCATCCAAAGTAACACGGACGGCTTGATCGTTTCTTACGATGAGATTTTCGAAGAAACGATAAAAAGTATAGTCGCCGAATGGAGCGCACGGACCGGCTTTAAAATGGGGTTTGACGAGCTCGATCAGATTGTGCAAAAAGACGTCAACAACTACGTTGTCCGCCGCGCCGACGGTACGATTGACCCCGGCGATGACCTTAAAGGCGCGTATGTGGTTAACTATGGCGGCGGGGATTTTAAGAATAAGAGCCTTGTCATCGTCGCAAAAGCCGTTGTCGCTTATCTGCTCGACGGGGTTCCGCCTGCGGATACGATCAACGCCTGTGATGAAGTGTGGCAATTTCAGATGATTGCGAAAGCCGGCAGTACGTACGACGGCGTGGTGTGGCAGTGTGGCGATGACGATATCCCGGTACAAAATGTCAACCGCGTCTACGCATCGTCGATCGAGATGCTCGGAACGGTCTATAAGCTCAAAACCAAAGAGGGCCGCCGCGATAAGATCGCGAATCTTCCTGAGCGCTGCATTATCGACAACGCGAACGAGCTTTCCGTTACCGACATCGACAAGCAATTTTATATCGACATGGCGCAAAAACGCATCAACGATTATCTCGGCATAAAGCCTGAAAAGATAAAAAAAGAAAGGAAAAAAAGAATGGCTACAACGACCAAAAAAACAGAAGCCGCCGAAACGCAGGCGGCAACGGAGAAGTCCCTTTATGAAAAGCTCTTTGAGCTGCAGACGATCATGGACGGCTACAGCTGGACGAAGGACGGCGTCAATCGCCGTCAGTCTTATGACTACATCACGGAAAAGCAATACAAAAACAACTTTAAAGCAGCGCGTGCCGCCGTCGGCCTGCTCTGGAAAATGGAAGAAGTCGGACACGAATTTCTCGGCGCCGTGAGCGATAAAATGCACCTTATTATCACAAACTTCCGCGGCAGGTTGATTGATCCCGCCACAGGAGACTACGAAGAATATCTGTTCTCCGGCTCCGGCGCGGATGGCGGCGACAAAGCACTCTATAAAGCCTACACAGGCGGACTTAAATTTTTCTTGGCGTCGAACTTCTTGGTCGCTGAGGAGAACGATCCGGAAAGCGATGAAGAAGATAACCGCCGCGAAAAACCGAGATACACGTCGCCAGAAAAACGCGAAGAGATCAAAAAGAAGCTCGAAGACGACGGCGACGATCCGGCGACGGAAGAGCAGCTCGAAGCGATCGCGCTCGGAATCGCTCTGCTTGAAGACGAAGGATGCGATTCGGACATGATCGCAGCGTTTACCGACCTGCTCGATACCGATCTGACTAAAGCGTCCGCCGAAGAGACGATTGATGCGATCAATGATTTATTACCTGAAGGAGCGGCATAATGGAAATCGATCTTGAAACCAAAACCATTAAGCTCGACAGCGTTCGCAAAAAACCTAAAAAAATAACTGGAACGCGATTCGCTGCCATTCTCGGTCTTAATCCATGGTGTACCCCGTTTGAAACGTGGTGCGACATTACTGGTACATACAAAACTCCGTTCGAGGATAATAAATATACCACCGCCGACAAAGTGATCGAGCCGAAAGTGATCGAGTATCTCGATAAAAAATATTATTTTGGCCGCGGGCTGATCAAAACGCCGGAACAGTATTTCGGCAAAACAAAAGAGCAAATGCGTTACGATCATTTCCACGAGGAGATGATTTTCGGCGGCATGTGGGACGCACGAACGGATGATATCATTCATGAGATCAAAACGTCGAAGCGTATCGAAGACTGGTTTTTGTTTGGGCAATTTTCGGCGCCGGAATATTACAAGCTGCAAGGGGCCCTATATGCGTATCTGACAAAACTTGAAAAATGGCGTATGAGTCTTACTGCGCTCGAAGAAAAAGATTACGAGGACCCTGAAGCTTTCGTTCCGACATCTAAGAACACACATGTGATCACATACAGACTGCAGGACGAATACCCGCAATTCGATCGGCACCTTGACCGCTGCGAAAAATGGTATAAGCGGCATGTAATCGGCGGAATCAGTCCCGTGTGGGACGATAAACGCGACGCAGAAATCATCAAAGCGCTGCGCACAAGTCATATAGCGGCGGCTGCCGTAGCGGATAAGAAGGATCCTGTGACGCAATTGCTTATGGCGATCGAACCATTGCAAGAAAAAATCGACACAATACTCGCCGGTATTGCTGAGGATGAAAAGATACTTAAAAGGCTCAAAGAGCAACTGAAGCCGGAGCTTCAAGGTCGGATGAAAGACAGCGATAAAAAAATCGTTGTCGACGGTGCGCTGTATTCTGTTGAACTCACAAAAGCGGCGCCTTCCGGTATCGATACGGAGCGACTCAAAGCGGACGGCCTGTATGAGCAGTATAAAAAAACCGACGCCAGCTACAAATTAAATATAAATAAAAAGGAGATTGCCTCATGAAAAAGACTTTAAAAGAAGGGTATGCGCTGATTCCGGATGGTGAGCAAGTCATCCGGATCAAAAAAATTGATGAGTCGGAATATAAGAAATTCCAAAAGCTCACAGTCGTTATTGAGGACGTCGACGGCGCTACGGCAAACGTCAACTTCAATTTCACGAAAGATGACGGCACGTCGAACGACGTCGCAGAAGGTATTTATACCCGCATGTGCCGGGTGCTGCTCAACGACCAGACGCTTGATGAGATCGACAGCGATGAGCTGATCGGTTGTTATGGATTAGTTGAAATCGAGCACAACGAAGGCAGCCGCGGCGGCATTTTTGCCAACGTGAAAAAATGGATCGCGCGCGCCGAGAAGTTTGATAAAGCCTCGTCTTCCGCCGGAAGTGGAGCCACGACGAAGAAAAAGACCGCTGCGGAGATTCTCGCGGAGGCGCGGGCAAAAGCGCAGAAATGAGCGGACGCGAAAAGGATTTACAGGACGCCTGCATTGATTATCTTAAAAGTAATGGTATTTATTACATCAATACACACGGTAACGCTTTTGAGCGGCGCGGGCGTCCGGACTTATACATTTGCTACCGCGGGCATTTTATCGGCGTAGAGCTTAAGCGCGGGGCGGGCAATGCACCGTTTCCGCTTCAGCTCAAGCATCTTGAAGAGATCAACCGTAACGGAGGCATCGGCATATGGATCACACAACTCAATCAACTGACAGACCTCATCAGCTCACTGGGCCCCTTGACGGCAGATGCTTAAAACTTCGCGCCGACAAGTCTCCGCTCGAAGAAGGCTGGCCGCTGCATGCTCTGAGTGATCTCAAAGAGTATCCGAATATCGGTATAGTGATCCCGGAGCCTTATGTCGTCGTCGATATCGATTACGGCGATCAAGCTGAGCGCCTCACGCGGCTGGTGACTGAGCAGAATATCAAATGTCAGATCATGCAGACGACCCGCGGGCGGCATTTTTGGTTTGCCGCGGCGGAGCCGGTTAAAAACTCAGTCAAATCAATGACGGGTCTCGGCGTCGTCGCCGATTACCGCAGCTGGGGCAAACAGTCGCAAGCCTGCGTACGTCTTGACGGTCAGTGGCGCCAGTGGCTGACTGATTACAACTGGGGTGAGATCGACGAGCTGCCGCGCTGGCTGCGGCCGCTGCGGCAGGATCGTTGGAAGTTTACCGAGATGAGCGAAGGCGACGGCCGAAACCAGGCGCTGTTTGATTATCAAATCGAACTCGCCAAGCGCGGTTATACTCAAGTTGAAACCTCCGAACTTCTGCGTCTCATCAATACATACATCCTTAAAGAGCCGCTCGGCCAAAAAGAAATCGATACGATCTGCCGCGAAGAAGCCTTTGAAAATATTGAAGTGCCGGACACGGAGCCCGGTGTTGATTATGACGCGCCCTGGTTTAGCGATAAGGGGAAGTTTTTGCATAACGTCATGGGTGACATCCTTGCTGCGGAAAAGCACATCATATCTCATCACGGTCAGATTTATGCCTATAAGGACGGCTGCTATCGCCCGAGTGAAAACGACCTGCTGCGCGCCATGATCGAAAAATTTCCGGAAAGCAAGCGCCTGCATCAAAACGAAGTGCTCAATTACATCCGGATTCAGAATTATATTGAAGAACCCCAGCTCGACGAATATATCATCAACTGCAAAAACGGCCGCCTGGATTTAAAGACCGGCGAGCTCGCGCCGCATACGCCGCAGGCTTATGACTTTCAGCAGATCAACGCCGCGTACGATCCTACCGCTTACTGCGCGCCGCTCGATCACATGCTGATGCGCGTGTTCTGCGGCGATTATCAGCTTTACAAGCTGTTTGAAGAGATGCTGGGATACTGCCTCATCAAAAACTGTCGTATGCAGGTTCTATTCGTCCTTTTCGGCGACGGGAACAACGGTAAGTCGACCTTGCTGCGCGTGATCTGCAATCTGATCGGCGCCGGAAATTATTCGACGCTCTCACTTCAAGACCTTGAAACAACCTTCCGTCCGGCGGAGCTTGAAAACAAGCTCGTCAACCTTGGCGAC